TTGTCTACTTTGTTTATTCTTGTATATGTTTCTCTAATATCAGCTGGTTTTACATTTGCAATACCAAAAATTTGGTTTTTAACTTTACCAGAAGTTACACCTTTACCAATTAAAAACGGCTCAATAGCTTCAAGTGTTGGATTTACTATAGTATTTGTAAGTTCTTTGTACTTTTCTGTACCAGCTAGATAATTTGTATTGGTTTTAAGAATTTCATCTAATTCATTTAATGCTGGAGCAATTTTTTTAATTTCGCTATTGTTAAGGGCTTCTTTAGGATTTGCTTTACCAGCTTTTGATCGAGCAATAATCTCTCTTGTTTCTCTTAAAATTTCACTTAAATTATTTACGCCTAATTCTGGAATAATTTTTGTTTCAGTTGCTTTCATGCCAAGAGGTTTTCCATATTGGTCTAATATGTTTACAGTTTCGTCTTTTGGAGTAATTGTTTTTTTAATTAATCTGTTTTTCAATTGTTTTAACTTATTCTTAGGTGTTCCTTTAACACTACCTGCTAAGACATTATCAATATTATTAATTAAATTTAAAATTTGTGATTCATCTATAAATTCATTATTAGCAACCGAGTAACCAGCCTGTTGTGATTTAAGAGTTCTTTCTGTTGTCGCTTCATCAAATGCTTTTTCCGCTGATATGTTTGCGTCTTTGTAAACCTTTCTTAATGACTTTGGGTTTTTTGCAATGTAATTATCAAATAAATTTTCTGCTATTTTTTGTATTTCTTGTGGTCTATTTTTAATGTACTCATACATTATTCTTCCGCCCTCTGGAGAATTGTAAACAGACTCACCAAGTTTAGTGAGAATATCACTTTGTATTAGTTCTGGAGCTGTAAGTTTTACTCCTTGACTTTCAGCATAAGCTTCTACAGTTTTTGCCAAATCAATTTTTTCTTGTGGTACACCTTTTAACGCTTCTGCTGCTAACTTAACAGCCCTGTTAGGATCTGTTACATAACTTGATACGCCACCAGCTGCTAAAGTTAATGGTATAGAAACATAAGGAGGAGCTTCCGCCTCTTCTAATTTTTCTGCTACCACACCTGTAGGTGCGCCTACTTTAAGGCCTCTAAGAAGACCAAATCCCATTGTTGGAACTGTAAATTCACCAACAGATTGTAAGTATCTAGCACCACGACTCTCTGGTTGATATTCTAATAATTCTTTTGTTTGTGGTTGTTGTCTTAATGCTTGTGTAAGTAAACCCATAGACCTAGCCGTATCACCACCTGGTGCTATTTTTTGCAATTGTTGTAACGCATCAAAATATTTTGAAATTTTTTCTTCTTGTTTTGGTGCTACTCTAGTTGCTAATTGTTTTGCTTTTCCAGCAGCTGCTTGTGTAATCATTTCTGGAAATTCTAATAAACCAGTAGTTCCACGCAAAGGACCAGATATTGCAGCCTTACCAATGTCTTTTAATCTTTCTTTTCTAGTTTGCTGTTTTTCTTCAGTTATACCAGATTCTAAACTTTCAAGCGCAAGTTTTTCTGCTCGCAATCTTTTTATTTCATCAGCAAATGCTTTTGCATCCTCAACATTACCAGCTTCGTCTGCTTTAACAAATGCCTCTTCTAATTGTGCTAATGTTGCCATTTATTAATTGTATTTTTCAAGCCTAGCTTCAATGTCTATTCCGCTTGCTGTTGATATTGGTTGTTGTATTAGAGGATTAGAAAAGGCTTTAAACGGCGTAGCATCTTGTAAAGACCTTAATTGACCAATCTGAATATCGAAATATTTTTGATCTTCAGAACCATACAAACTTCTTTGATTTTCTAATGTTGCAATTTTATTATTAACCACATTACTTACTTCACCGCCAAGTCTGTTGTAAACGCTTTGTACAACCCCAATTTTTCCTTCTTTACCTACACCGCCAGAAACTATATTTAAAGCATTTTCATAGTCTTTATCAGACAAACCTCTGCCTTCCTGTCCTCTTGCTGCTGCAAATAGGTAAGCTAAATCTCTAACCTCTGATTCATTTATTTTATATTGATTTGATATATCTTTTAATCTTTTTGTAAAATCAGTTCCTTCTACAGTTACAAAAGAATTTTTTACAACAGCATCATCATAAAAAGATTTTGTATCTTTACTTGCTAGTTTTAGAAACCCTTTTGTATTTTTTACAAGACCAGTAACAAATGTTGCGGTAGCGCCCACTCCAGATAATGCAGCTTCATCCATTTTTACAAGCTCATCAGTATATCTTTGTAAACTTCCGTGCAAAGTATCTGTAGCCTGCCACCTATCTGCAAGAGGTTTATTTTCTTTGCTAAATAAAGATATATCTCCAAAACCACTTTCAAATTTTTCAGTAAATCCTAATGGTTGAATAACCTGTCCAGCTTGGTTAATTTTAGTTATTTCTTCAGCAGTAAGCTCACTGTCTCTAACATTTTTTACAACTTTACCATCCTTGGTTATTGTTCTTAAAGGGTCTGATACAGCGCTTTTTGATGTTGAGGGTGCTGATAATGGAACTATTTGTTTATCAGGGTCTGCTTGAACAGCAGCAATACCCTCTGCATCTGTTTTTAAAACAGTACCAATTACCCTACCAGCCTTGTTACTAAATATACTAAACCTTTCTATTGAATCTTTTTTAGTAGTACCAGCAGCAAGTCTAGGATCTAAACCAAGCTCTTGTAGTTTAATCATGTCAGCATATTGTGGGTTATCTAATGCAAATTGTCTTAATGCTTTTTTTTGTTCTGCCATTTGCATCTGCTGTTCAGCTAACTGCATCCTTCTAGGATCACCAGACAATATAGCAGAAGATTTACCTAAGCTTCTTTGTAAAGCAGACAAACCTTCCTGCCTGCGCATGCGCGCCTGCTCTGGAGACACTTGATCCATTGGGTCATAACCGCCAATCTCTGTTAGGCCTCTGCCTACTCTTTGACCCAACCCTTTAAATAAATTCTGTATTGCCATATTACATTCCGTAAGGTGTTTGCGTTGTTTGTGATGGTGAGAACAAATTACTAAATATTGGTTGTGCTGTGTTTAAAAGACCCATACCAGCTTGAAATTTTTCTAATCCACTAGGATTATATCCACCAGTTTGTGTAATTGTTGGTTGAACACCACTTACACCAGTTGCTAGTAAACCAAGTTGTTGCTGTGGATATTGTAGCGCTCTTTGGAACTCGCCTCTTTGCGCTCCGATAGCTTGTTGCTGTAATGCTTGTTGTTGCTGTCCTATACCACCTAGCAAACCAAGACCTTGCAATTGTTGTCCTGCTAGGCCACCAAGTAATCCTGATCTCTGCGCACGCGCTTGCATCTCTAACTGTGGCTGTGTTAATGCAGCTCTACCAGCAATGTCTAAGCCACCTAATTGTCTTTGTTGTTGTAGCTGTGCTTGTTGCATACGTCTTTGCTGTCCTAACTCTGCACCAAAGATACCTGCTTGTTGACCAAATTGTGCTTGTTGTAATGCACGCTGTTGCTCTTGACCAGCACCAAATACACCTAATTGCTGTTGTCTTGCTAAGTCAGATTGTGCTGCCCTTTGCGCCTGCTCAAAGCCTGACTGTCTTAAACCAGCAGCTGTTTTAGCCATCTGCTCTGCATAAGGTCTTTGTGATTCAGACTCTAGTAATGCAGATCTTGAGCCGCCGAAAGCACCTGCTCTGATTGCTCTATCTTGCGCACTACCACGCGCTATGTCAGCTTGTCGCTGTATGTCGCCCATTGCTAGGTCTATAACTTGTTGTTGATACGGAGATTGATAAGCGCCTATGTCTTGGCTTAGTAAACCCCTGAACTGCGGTGTAGATACTGGACCTATTTGAGCTGCGCCTGGAGCTTGTGTTGCTTCTATAGTTGGCGCTTCAAAACCAGTGACAGGTTGTATGGTAGGCTTAAACTGTTCTTGTGCCATACCTTGTAAAGCTTTGGTTGGGTCATAACCCATACCAGATTCAAATAATCCTCTAGTAGCTTGAAATTGTCGTAGTTGATCTGGAGAAAAACCAGCAACCATTGGTCCTGTATAGGGTATAAAAGGTTGTTGAGCAATTTGTTGCGACCTACGATATAGGTCTTGTTGCATTGCTTGTGTTTGTGGGTCTACTTGTTGTGTGGTTGTTGTTTGTCCAGCAGCTGAACCTCCGCCACCAGTTAAGCTTTTAACTGCGCCTACAGCTCCTGCTACTTTTCCTACTGTTCCTAACGCTGCTAATCCTGCTGCCATCTTAATTCCTCTTATAAATCTTTTTTAACTATATAATCGTGTTCAAATCCTAGATGTTTTATTTTTCTAATCCATCCTTTTCGACCACCGCCATAAAGTCTTTTTACACCGACTTGTTTGGCAAACTCCTCTATATATGGGAGTATTTCTTCCAACTCTTTGTAATCACCACCACAAAATAAGATATTCATTACTTTTATTTGTGGAAACTCTACAAATTCTGTTATGTATGCAGACTTTTTGCCTGGCCATAAATGGAATATTCCATTCCTTATTTTATCCTCTATATCATCGATTGTATAGGAATCTTGATGTTTTACAGCCTTTGCTATATATGGTTTACATCTTTCCCATTCAATCTCCCAAGGTTCTCTTTGTTCCTTTGGGTGTAATTCAACTACTGTATTAGTCGCCTTTACCATATTCTATAATGCTTAAAACTAAATGTATGTTTGCATGGTTTACTTGTGCTTTTAATATTTCGCCTTGTTGTAATACGATTCCTGCATTAGTTTGCAACTCGTCAGTAGCGTGTGCTGCTATATTATGTTGTTTATAAATAAAAAACTCATTAGAGCCTGTATCAGTTATAGATACATCTAAATTGGTTTGCTGATTACCATGATCGCAGGCTAAAAAACCCTTTATAATAGCAAAAGTAAAATCATCACCAGTTGGTGCAGTATAGATGGTTTGTTGTGTTGTAGCTGCAAAAGAATATTTAACATTAATTGCACGCTGTATATATTGTCTTTGTGAGGATAGATCCATTATCTTCTACCTCTGTTTCTTAAATTAAGTCTGATATTACCAACTTGGAAATCCTGTGTTGTGCTACCTGTTACAGTCATCTGTACTTGTCGCGCTGTAAACCTAGCATCGGTATATCCATCATTCTCAAAGGTAAAACTACCAAAGTCTGTCTCGCTACCTAGAGGGGTAAACTTACCTTTAAAACTTATTGTCACACCTGGTAATGTGTTTGCTTCTTCATCTGGAATAATCTGATTACATTGTACATAGTTATCACCATTGCCTAATTCTATTGGACCGCTTGTGCAGAATGGCACATCACTATTTAAGTTTGGTGAGTTAGATAATGTGGTTGATTCGTGTTCGTAAATAAATCCATTTGAATCACCTGCTATTGGGAAGTCAAACGCACCTTGGTCAATCCAACAGCCTCTGTCTAATGAACCTATAGACCAAGTGTTTGCTAAGTAATTCCAGATTACATATTTGTTTGGTCTG